GCTACGACCAGCTCGAGACGACCGCGTTCGGCGACGGAGGCCGCAAGTACACCAAGGGCCTCCAGACCGTCGAAGTGAGCCTCACGCTGTTCAACAGCTACGGCGCCAGCGAGATCGAAGCCACGCTGTACGACGTCTGCGGCGACGACGCCGTCACCCTGACGATCAGCCCTTCCGGCACCAGCGAATCGGCCTCCAACCCGGAGTACACGATCGCCGGCGCGTTCCTCGCCAACTTCACGCCGATCTCGGCCACCGTCGGCGAGCTCTCCGAAGTCGAAGTCACCTTCGTCGGCGGAACGTGGGCCCGCGACATCACCCCGTAACCAAGGAGTCCCGACATGAAACTCACCATCCGCGTAGACCTCGGCGAAGGCCCTGTCGACGTCGAGACCAACCTCTTCATCACCGTCCTCTGGGAACGGAAATACAAGCGGAAGGCCTCCGACCTCGCCCAAGGCGTCGGCGCCGAGGATCTCGCGTTCATGGCCTACGAAGCACTCAAGCAGGCCAAGATCACAGTCCCGCTCCAGCTCGACGACTTCATCAAGAAGATCGTCACGTTGGAGGTGGTCGAGGCCGGAGCCTCAAACCCTACCCAAGAGGCACCTACCGACGCGGCCTAGCAGAACTGCTAGTCGCCGTCGGCTGGTGGCCTCCAGACATCGAGTTCGACACCCGCGATCTGAACACGGCGATCGAGATCCTCAACAAGGCCCACAAGTGAGCGCAACCATCCGAGTCGACGGCGTCAAAGAAACCATCGCCGAACTACGTCGCATCGACCCGGAATTACGCAAGACCTTCAACAAGCGCGTCAAGGAGATCGCGAAGCCGATCGTCACCGCCGCCCAAGGCCGCTATCGCGGGCTCAGCTTCCCGTCAGGCACTGCCCGGGCATGGCAACAGCGCGGCCGGCCGATCTTCCCTCTCGAGAGCTCCAAAGCCGTCCGCGGAGTAAGCGCACAGATCTCCGCCTCCAAGAAGAACGCCTCGACAATCTCGGTCGTTCAGAAGAACGCCGGCGCGGCCGTATTTGAGTTCGCCGCATCCGGCAACCTTGGCTCTGCGTTCAACGCCAAGAACGGCGCACCCGCTCGGGTCATGTGGCCCGCGGCTGACAGCGCCCAAAACGCGGTCTCTGAAGAGATGGCAAGATACGTCGAGGAAGTCTCCGACCAGATCAACAGGAGCCTCTACTAGTGGCCATTCGCATCCCCATCATCAGCGAGTTCGACGACAAAGGGCTCGCGCGCGCCACCCGGCAGTTCAAGGACCTTGAGACCACCGGCCAGAAAGCCCAGTTCGCAATCCAGAAGGCGGCGGTCCCAGCAACGCTGGCCCTAGGAGGCCTAGCAATCGCGGCAGGTGACGCTTTCAAGGCGTATGCCGAGGACGCCGCCGCGGCCGACAAGCTTGCGCTCAGCCTCAAAAACTCCACCGACGCCACCGACGAACAAGTCGCCGCCGTCGAGGACTTCATCAGCTCCACCAGTCGAGCGGCCGCTGTCGCCGATGACGACCTCCGCCCGGCACTCGACAACCTTGTCCGCGGCACCAAGGACATCACCAAAGCTCAAGACCTCCTGAGCCTCGCGCTCGATGTTTCAGCAGGTACCGGCAAAGACCTCGACGCCGTCACCCAAGCCCTCAGCAAGGCTTACAACGGCCAACTCGGACCACTCAAGAAACTTGATCCGGCACTCGCGTCCCTCATCAAGTCCGGCGCGTCAGCGGACGAAGTGTTCGCCGCACTTGGTCAAACGTTCGGTGGACAAGCGGCCGCTCAAGCCGACACGGCCCAAGGTCGCATGAAGAACCTTTCGATCCAGATGGGCGAGCTCAAGGAATCGGTCGGCGCGGCCGTCGCGCCCATCGTCGAGAAGCTTCTGCCAGCCTTCCAAGGGCTCACGACATGGATGTCCGAGAACACCGGCATCATCGTCGGCCTTGGCGCAGTAATCGGCGGGCTCGCTTTGGCGATCTACGGCCTCAATGCCGCTATGGCCGCATGGCGAGCCGCAGGAACCCTCACTGTCGCAATCAACAAGCTTCTGACCAAGGAGTTCACCCAACTCTGGGTGGCGACGGGCGTCGGAATCATTCTCGCGATCATCGCCGCGATCGTCGTCCTCCAAGCCAAGTTCGGCCTCTTCACACCAGTCATCGACTTCGTGAAGAAAGCGTTTGAGATCTGGTGGAACACCGTTTCGGCGATCTTCGGACGGATCTACGACAAGATCAGCACCGTCGTCGGCTTCTTCGCCAAAGGCTTTGAGATCGCCTTCGACATCGTCTCGGCGCTCTTCAACACCTGGTGGGATACCGTCTCGCTCATCGCCGAGAAGGTAAAGGGAGTATTCGAGGGCATTGGCGAGGCGATCAAAACTGCCTTCAAGACCGCCTTCAACTTTGTCGCCAAAGCATGGAACAACACCGTCGGCAAACTCTCCTTCAAGATCCCCGACTGGGTGCCAAAGCTCGGCGGTAAGGGCTTCTCGATGCCCCAGATTCCCGAGCTCGCCGAAGGTGGCATCGTCACCGGCCCCACGCTCGCCATGATCGGCGAGAAAGGCCCCGAAGCCGTCATACCGCTCGACCGCATGATGGGCGGCAACATCACCGTCAACGTCGCCGGCTCCGTCACCTCCGAACGTGATCTCATCGAGACCATCCGGCGTGGCCTTGTCAACGCTCAACGCAACGGCGCACAGCTCGTCTACAGCAACACATGACGCTCCCCTGCCAACCCGTCGTCCGTCTCCGTCTCGGCCCCGGCGCCGGATTCGGCGACGTCCTCATCCTCGGCGACCAGCTCGACGGCATCCTCGGCGAAAACGTCCTCGGCACCGCCACCGCCCAAATCGTTGACATCACCGACGAAGTCGATCAGATCTCAATCCGACGTGGCCGCGACCGGATCTTCGAGTCGTACACGCCCGGCACCGCCACGATCTCGTGGTGGGATCCGAACGGCGACTGGAACCCGGACTACGCCGCCGGCCCCTACTACGGCCAAATCTTGCCCATGCGGCAAGTCATGATCCAGACGACCTACAACGGCACCGAGTATCACTTGTTCTCCGGCTACATCCAATCGTGGGACTGGGACTGGCCCAAAGGCACCCAATACGCCAAGGTCACCGTCCAAGCGACCGACGGCTTTCGCCTCCTCGCCCTCTCAAATGTTGACAACGTGACCGGCGCCGCCACGAACGACCAGCCCGGCACCCGAGTCAACCAGATCCTCGACATGGTCTTATGGCCGGCCACCATGCGAAACATCGACACCGGCGACCGCCAACTCCAGAACGACCCCGGAGGCACCCGCTCCGCCCTCGAAGCAATCCAAACTGTCAGCTTCACTGAGCTCGGCGCGTTCTACATGGATACAAACGGCGATGCCCGCTTCAAATCTCGGAAAACCATCGCCACCCAAGCAATCGGCACAGCTGTCAACTTCGCCGACGACGGCACCGGCATCTACTACCAAGAGATCGACGTCGCCTTCGACGACCAAGAGCTTTCCAACCAAGTCACCGTCACCAACCATGGCGGCACCGCCCAGACCGCCACCGACTCGGCTTCGATCTCCGAATACTTCACCCGGACCTACACGCTGTCCGAACTGCTTGGCAAAACCAACGCTGTCGCCCTGTCCATCGCCAACTCCATCCTGTCCTACCGCAAAACCCCACGAATCCGTATCGAATCCATCGGCCTCGACCTGTCGAGCGACTCACCTCGCGTCGAGCCAGCCCTCAACCTCGACTTCGGCGACCCGATCTACGTCACCCGCACCCAGACACCCACCAGCGTCCTCGACCTGCGGCTCACCGTCCAAGGCGTCGAGCACACCATCACCCCATCCACATGGTTCACACGGCTCATCACCCGCGAACCGCTGAGCACCGCTTTCATCCTCGGCTCGAGCACATACGGTATTCTCGGCACCAACACCCTCTAGGAGTCCGCTATGACCACCACCTATCCCATCTCAGCGGCTTACGCAGACGGCCAAGTCTTGACCGCCGCCAACGTCAACCAGATCGCCGACGGCGTCAACGACATCGCGGCCCTCCAAATCAACGCCCAGACCGGCACCACTTACACGCTCGTCATCGGAGACGCCGCCAAAATCATCACACTCAGCAACGCGAGCGCGATCACCCTTTCCGTCCCAACAAACGCCTCAGTCGCGTTCGCCATCGGCACCCAGATTTTGCTGTACCAGGGCGGCGCCGGACAGGTCACTGTCTCGGCTGTCACGCCGGGCACCACATCAGTCCGATCGCAGGGCTCAAAAACAAAGCTCACCGGTCAATACGCCGTGGGCTGTTTGACCAAGATCGCCGCCGACGAATGGGTGTTTTTCGGCAATACCGCCACATGATTCCGGCAGTTTCCGCGGCCGTATCGCAACAAACCCCGCTGGCCTACCAGTGGGTGACAGCCGGAGGCTCCGGCGCGCTGTACACCTCGACGTCCTCAACGGCTTCCACCTGGACAAGCCGGACGTCATCGTTCGGTACCACGAACATCAACAAAGTGGCCGCCAACGGCTTCCTGTTTGTAGCAGTAGGTGACAGCGGCAAACTGGGCACCTCATACGACGGCATCACTTGGACCCAACAAACGTCATCCTTCCTGACGTCTGGGATTTATTCGGTCGCCTACGGGAACGGCTACTGGGTCGCAGGTGGCGCCAGTAAGATCGCTACTAGCACCGATGGCATCAACTGGACGCAACAAACCAACCCTGCCGCAGGAAACTGGCAGGCGGTCGCCTACGGCAACGGCCTATGGGTTCTCCTTCAAGCCAACGGCACCATGTACACCGCCACCGACCCGACAGGCACTTGGACAGTTCGAACCTCAACCTTGGCAAATGGTGCCTACGACGTCCACTACGCCAAAGCCCAATCGATCTGGGTGGCTGGAGCAGATCAAGCCGCAACGACAGGCGCATTGGCCTCCTCAACCGACGGCCTGACTTGGACCGCTCGAACCTCAGCGAACACAACCAAAAGCTTTGCTTGGTTCGCGTCAAATAGTTCAGTGATTATTTGCGCCACATCTAACGCCACCCCGACTTGCGATGTTCAATCATCGACGAACGGCACTACATGGACTGACAGGACGCCAGCCTCAGGCGTTCAGTACGTCTACGGAGCGGCATCCGATGATGCTGGCCTGATCGCCATTTGTGCCGCCAACACAGGCGGAGTGATTCAAACAACCTCAGACGGCACAACTTGGACCGATCGAGGCGCACCAGCCGCAGGAGTCAGTATGACGGCGATCTGCCATTCGTCAGGAACACCGAGCATCCGATGAGTACCTACCAAGCAACAGTCACCGAAGATCTGTACGTCATCGTCACCATCGATGGCGTCGAGGTTGATCGCCCAGGCCCGTGGTCCACCGTTGAAGGAGCCCACGAATGGGCGGCCGCCATCGTCCAAGACCTTGAGAACGGAATACCGCACTATGGCAACCAAGAAGGCTGACACACCGGCCGGACGGCCGTACACCGGCAACAGCGACCCCGCCGCAGGAGCCCGCCCGGGCACCGTCCGGTTTCAGGACTACATGAAGTTCCTGTTCCAAATGAAGAACCTCGGCATCTACGCCAACCGGCCCGTCCGAGGTGGCTCCAGCCTCTCGGTTCATGCGACCGGCCGCGCCTGCGATCTCGGCGGAGGGAACGGCCAGATCGTCGCCGCGATCGGCTTTCTTGAGCGTCACGCCGACCAGCTCGGCGTCGAGGAGATCCACGACTACGGCAACCGCTACAAGCCGGGCCAACATGGCGCCGGCTGGCGATGTGATCGCAACGCTTGGAAGATCTACGACAAGCCCACGATCGGCTCACCCGGAGCCGCATGGGTTCACTACGAAATCAGTCCCGACATGGCCGACAACCCCGCAAAGGTCGACGCCGCCTTCAAGGCCATCCTCGAGACCAAATGAGACCAAATGACCAACACCAGCAAACTGGGTGTGGCGCTCACCGTAGCGACCGCCCTCGCCTGCCTTCTGGCGGCCTGCTCCGACCGATACCGAGACCCCGATGACCCAAGAAAAAACCCCGCGCCCTCGACGACGACGACTCACCCCTGACGAGATCGAAGCCCGCGTCCGCGCCGGCCTCATCATGACCCTCGCGTTCGTCCTCGGCGTCACCGTGCTCGGAATGCTGTACAGCCTGATCTACGTCTACCAGCCGGACGGCGACATCGCGCCGCTCGACTCCCGTTTCATGGACGTCCTACAGCCTCTCGCGTTCTCGATCGGCGGAGCCCTCACCGGGCTTGCGGCCGGCGGAGCGTTGAAGAAGGGCTCGGACGACGACGACACTCCAAAGGCTTGACCTGAGTCCCGACAGTCGGTAGACCTCCGGCACCCGCCGGACCCGACCCGAAAGGAACCACATGAACCGCCTCTTCCTTGGCGTAGCCATACTCGGCTCCGTCGTCTGGGCTTGGACAGCCCGCCCCGACGACACCCCAAAGCAAAACACACGAGCGATCGTGACGCCTCCAACCGTCCGAGTGGTCCCGTTGACCATTCCGACGATCACAGGCGCTCCTGCGACCACACAGGCACCAACCACGACCATCGCGGCGCTAGTGGGCCCCGACACACCGTGCCAAGAATGGGTGCCGGAGGCGATCGCCGCCGGCTGGCCCGCCGACCGGCAAACCCTCGAGACCCTCATGTCCGTCATCTGGCGCGAGTCCCGGTGTCAGCCGGACGCTTGGAACGGCCACGACGCCGGACTCACCCAGATCAACCAGATCCACGCCGCATGGATCGAGGACCTCGGCCTTGGAGAACATCCCCAAGCCATGTTCAACCCGCTCCTCAACCTTGAGTTCGCGTGGAAGCTGTACAGCTCTCGAGAAGCGGCCGGCAAGTGCGGCTGGACGCCGTGGTCGCTGAAGTGCTGATCGACTGGGAAGGCGCCGCCTGCCACGGCATCGACGTCAATAACTTCTTCCCCGGCATCGGCGAAAACCTCAAAGCCAAGACCGCGATCTCCATCTGCGCCCAGTGTCCGATCCGTCGCCGCTGTCTCGAGTACGCCCTCCAGTTCCCCACGCGAGACTTACCGGGCATCTGGGGAGGCACCACCGAGAAACACCGTGCGCGACTCCGACGCACCCGTGTGATAAACACACAGGCGTGAGTGAAGAACAGCCGAGAATCGCACTATGCCATGAGTGTCAGAAACTGGTAATCGGCGACGAAATCGTCCGCTACCGGCTCAACGGCACATGGCTCAAATGGTGCTGGCCCTGCTTCAAACGCTCACATCTCACCAACCTGACCCGACTACAGGAAGACAAACCATGAACCTAGAAGGCTACGTTCCCGTCAACGACCGCCTCCTCGAAGCCCTCCGCCGGTGGCCCGACCTTCGCGTCTCCGAGACAGGCTTCGAGATTCAACGCATCGAGGACCAAGTGTTCCTCGTTTGCGAAGTGACCGTCTGGCGCACAGCTGACGACCCAAGGCCGGCGATCGCCACGGCCGCCGAACCATTCCCCGGCAAGACCCCGTACACCCGCGGCTCGGAACGCATGGTCGGATTCACCAGCGCGCTCGGCCGCGCGCTCGGCTACATGGGCGTCGGCATCGACAAAGCCATGGCATCCAGCAACGAAGTCCAAGCCCGCCAAGACACCCCTCGAGCGGCCGCGACCGATGACAGTCCGACCGACGCCCAGAAACGGATGTTGAGAGCGTTGGCCTACGCCGGCGAGATCCCACCGACCAAGAAGGCGACCTCACAGCTCATCGACAAACTCAAAGCACAGGCCATGGGAGAGGAGCCTTTCTAATGATCTACATCGGCCTTGACGATTACGATTTAGAAATCATCCACGAAGTGGCGCGCAAGCGCCAAACTCGCTACGCCTTTGTCACCAGCAACTACGGCACCGAGCGAGCGTTGACCAAAGACATCGCAGGCGTAGCTGGTGAATACGTCACCGCGATCTACACCGGCCTCCCATGGACAGGCCGAGATGACGACTTCGGTGCGGACGTCGGGGATCTTGAGGTTCGCACCCGCCGCACCGAAAGCGGCCGGCTATGTCTCCACGACAAAGAACTGGAACGCAAACAATACAAAGCAACGCAACGCTTCATTCTGGCTCGGCACATGGACGACACCCGCCAAGTCGAGCTCGTCGGGTGGGCATGGGTCTCAACGATTCTTCGTCATGGCCAATACGTTGACGGTCGGACATACTTGCCAAACCATCTACTCCACGACATTCAAACGGTGCTCATCTGATGATCTCCGAAGCATCCTTCCAACAGCTCGTTATCGAGACCGCCCAGTGGAACGGCTGGAAAGTTCTCCACGTTCTCCCAGCCCGCAACCAGCGCGGCAAATGGCTCTCCAGTCAGGCAGGCGACTTCGGCTTCCCCGACCTTGTCCTCGCGCACCGCGATCGCGGCGTCATCTTCGCCGAACTGAAAACCATGATCGGCAAAGTCACCGAAAACCAGCAGGACTGGCTGACCACACTCAAAGCCGGAGGCGCCGAAGTGTACGTCTGGCGTCCGTCCGACTGGAACGAGATCAAAACAATCCTCACCGAAAGGAAATTATGAGTCCCGACATCCACGCTCTGATGGCTCAGATCAACGAGGCGGCCCGCACGATGGAGATCGCCACGACACAGATCCACGAGCTTCGGGCCCGCCTCGCCACGCTCGAAGAGGAGAACGAACGCCTCCGTGCCCGGCTGGTGAAGGCGATGGCCGTCATCGAGCACTACGAGGGCCAGTGATGACCGACGCCCAGCAACGCCGCCAGGAATACCTCGACTACCTCCGCAAGTCCGCCGAATACTTCTGGCTGGAACGATTCGTGAAAGAACGCGGCCTGTGGCGGGACTTCATCAGTTGGCGATCCGACGAGGAATACCGAGACCTCAAAGAGCGAGGCATCGAATGATCGTTCGCTCACCTAGGGCTCAACAGAACTTCACGATCATCAGCAACCACGTCATCCGGGACCACAGGCTGTCCTGGAAAGCCCGCGGCCTGCTGATCTACGTCCTCAGCCAACCCGACCACTGGCGCACCTCCAGCGCCCATCTGGCCGCCATCAGCCCCGAAGGCATCCACGCCGTCCGCTCCGGCCTCAAAGAACTCGAGGAGCACGGCTACCTACGTCGAGCCCGCACCCAACAGCCCAACGGCACATGGCGCCACGACATCCTCATCTACGACCGCCCTGTGGAAAACCTTGGGGAAAAGTGGCTCACCTATCCACAGACCGACGACAGGTTTTCCGACGTCGGATAACCAC